ATGGTAAGTTAAATGTTTCTAATGGAGGTGCAAATGGTTTAGAAATTGACCCAACTCAAAGTTCAGGTGCTGCGACACTTTTACAATCATATAACAGAAGTGGTTCGGCTTATACAATCTTAAGAACAAACGCTGGTTCATACGAATTTCAAATTGCTGATTCTACAAAAATGAATATCTCAAGTGCAGGAAACGTAACTTTTGCAGGTGATATAGTACAGGGATCAGACAGCGGTAATACAACTACAACTTTATTTGGTAATTCTAATAACTTAGTTCTAAGATCACAAGCAAGTGGAACAAGAGCTCCAGAAATAAAATTTAACATAGCTGGAACTGATCTTTATAGTATCGTAGCTAATAACAACACAAGTGGTATTGCGGCTAACACGCTAACAATTAATCAAGGTAGCACGGCTAAATTTTTCTTCTTTTCAACTGGTAATTTTAGTTGTAGTGGAGCATTATCAAAAGGTAGTGGATCGTTTAAAATAGACCATCCATTAGATTCTAAAAAAGACACGCATCATTTAGTACACTCGTTTATTGAAGGTCCACAAGCGGATTTAATATACAGAGGTAAAGTAGATTTGATAGATGGTAAAGCGGTAGTAAATATAGATCAAATAGCTAGAATGACTGAAGGTACGTTTGAATCTTTAAATAGAAATGTACAATGCTTTACATCAAATGAAACCGATTGGGATGCTGTAAAAGGAAGTGTTTCTGGAAATAAATTAACTATTGAGTGTCAAAATACAAATTCAACTGCTACAATATCTTGGATGGTAGTAGGTGAAAGAGACGATCAACACATGAAAGACACTGATTGGACACATCCTGATGGTAAGATCATCATGGAACCAGAAAAGTAAAATACACAATAAAAGTGTAATAAGATATTTAGCTGGCGACAGCTAATTTGTTTAACAATTAAAATAGAGAATAATGGCTTTAGAAGGTAAATATACATACAAGGGTATCGATATTGCAAAAGCATATGTTATGGTTACTAGTGTAAATACTAATAATTATATAAATTCAGAAATTACTGAAAAAACTCCTAAGAAGTACAATGAAGACGGCTCTGTAAAAAGTGAAGCCGTTATGGAAACAAAGTGGGTAAAAAATATTAGTGGTAACTGGAGCGCTGCTGTGTATAAAGATAAAGACGCTAGAACAAATACACCAAACGTAGTTATTGATAATATCAGTGGCAGTTTTGATGTTGAAGTTAAAGCGAGTGGTAAAAATCCAGTAGCGCAAGCATACGCTGCGATTAAAGCATTAGACGCGTATAAAAATTATACAGACGCCTAGTGACATTAGCGTGTTAATAAACACGTTATTTATGTAATAATAATAAAGTAAATTTTAACTTAAATTAAATTAATTATGAATAAAAAAGTAGAAAAAATATCTGAAGATCATTTAAAAGAACTTCAAGGTAAAGTTAATACAATAAATCAAGCTCAATTACAACTTGGTGGTTTAGAATCTCAAAAGCATAATCTTTTGCATGGAATATCAACTTTGCAAAAAGAATTAACTGAGTTTCAAAATACATTAGAAGAAGAGTATGGCAAGGTAAGTATTAATATACAAGATGGTAGCATAGCTCCACTGCCTGAAGAAAACGTGGAAAATGAATCTAATACGCAAGATTAGTATTGGTAAAGATTATAAAAATGACGCAATGCATTACTCTGTAGGCCAAGAAGTCTACGGAGGGCACGTCATTTGTGATATACTAGAATCACCTACTAAGTATAGCGTGTATATTAAAAAAAACAAAGAGGTGTTACCTTGGAAAGATTTTAATAAAAATATGGCTGTATCAGTAGAGTATAATTTAAACTACTAATGAAAAGTATTTTTGATTTTGTGATAACACCACAAAACAAAAGATATAACAATACTAAAAAAATAGGTGACGTTGATTTAATTGTAAACACTGAAATACAAAATCATAAGTTTATAAGTCAACAAGCTAAAGTTTTATATACACCAACGGCTTTTAAAACTAATATAAAACCTGGTGATGATGTAATTGTACATCATAATATTTTTAGAAGATGGAGAGACGTGCGTGGTGAAGAAAAAAATAGCAAAAGCTTTATTGATGAGCAAACATATTTATGCCAACCAGACCAGCTATATCTTTATAAACAAAACAATAAGTGGAAAACACAGCCAGGTTATTGCTTTGTTAAACCAATAAAAAATACAGATAAATATAGTTTAGATAAAGAGCAACCATTGATAGGCGTTGTAAAATATGCTGGTGATGATTTAAATGCTATAGGCTTAAAACCAAATGACCTAGTAGGTTTTTCACCACATAGTGAGTTTGAATTTATTGTTGATAATGAAAGGCTTTACAGGGTATTATTAAATTCAATTACAATTAAATATGAATATCAAGGACAAGAAGAAGAATATAATCCAAGCTGGCTACAAAGCGGTTGATGAATTAATTAAAGTTGCTAAAGAAGAAATTGTAGATACAGATGAAGATGTATCAGCTGATAGATTAAAAAACGCAGCGGCTACAAAAAAGCTAGCTATATTTGATGCCTTTGAAATATTAAATCGTATTGAAGAAGAAAAATCAATGCTTGATGGTAAACAAAAAGAAGAAACAAAACCTAAAGCGTTTGGTGGTTTTGCTGAAAACAGATCGATATAATGTATAAACAAACGTTATATAGAATAATAAAACCTATAAAACAAACTACCTTATCAAGATTAAACAAAGGTAAAAAGTGGAAATACGGCTATAACAAACAGCATGATGTTATTGTTATAAGTAAAACAGGACAAATAGGTGATGTATATGAAATACAAAATTTAAAAATAGCATTACCAAAGCAACCAAAAAAGATACAAAAATTTAGTAAAAACAAATGGGAAGTAACTGATTACCCTAAAGAACTAAATAAAATAAAAACAATATTTGACTGGCGTAACTACCCAGAAGATTTTAAAAACAAGTGGTACAATTATATTGAAGGTGAATTTAATAAACGTGATAATGGGTTTTGGTTTTACAATAAGAACAAACCTACTTATATTACTGGTACTAATTACATGTACCTGCAATGGACAAAGATCGACGTTGGACACCCTGATTTTAGAGAATCAAACAGATTATTCTTTATATTTTGGGAAGCATGCAAAGCAGATGAAAGATCGTACGGTATGTGCTATGTTAAAAATAGACGATCAGGATTTTCGTTCATGGCGTCTGGCGAAACAGTTAACATGGCAACCATATCAAGCGATGCAAGGTTTGGTGTATTATCAAAATCAGGTGCAGACGCTAAAAAAATGTTTACAGATAAAGTCGTACCAATATCCGTCAACTACCCGTTTTTCTTTAAACCGATACAAGACGGTATGGACAGGCCAAAGACAGAGCTCGCATACAGAGTTCCAGCTTCAAAACTCACGAGGCGTAAAATGGTTTCAAATGAACCAACAGAAGAACTCGTTGGTCTCGATACCACTATTGACTGGAAGAACACTGGTGATAACGCTTATGACGGTGAAAAATTAAAACTACTTGTACACGATGAAAGTGGTAAGTGGGAAAGACCTGAAAATATTTTAAATAACTGGAGAGTTACAAAAACTTGTTTACGTTTAGGTAGTAGAATTATTGGTAAGTGTATGATGGGCTCAACGTGTAACGCGTTAGATAAAGGTGGTGATAATTTTAAAAAGCTATATAATAACTCTGACATAACAAAAAGAAATAAAAATGGCCAAACAAATTCTGGCTTGTATTCTTTTTTTATACCTATGGAGTGGAACTATGAGGGCTTTATAGATGAGTACGGTATACCAGTATTTGAAACGCCACAAGAAGAAGTTTATGGACCGTACGGCGACGTAATAGATTTAGGTGTTATAGAGCATTGGCAAAATGAAGCTGATGGTTTAAAGAACGATCAAGATGGTTTAAATGAATTTTACAGACAGTTTCCAAGAACAGAAGAACACGCATTTAGAGATGAAACTAAAAACAGTATATTTAATTTAGTTAAAATATACGATCAAATAGATTATAATGATGGCGTTGAAACTACTTCTGCTGTAACTAAAGGTAATTTTCAGTGGGTTAATGGTGTTAAAGATACAAGTGTAATATTTTATCCTGATCAAAATGGTAGGTTTAATGTTAGCTGGATACCACCAAGCCACATGCAAAATAAAATATTATTAAAGAACAACATTAAATATCCTGGTAACGAGCATATGGGTGCGTTTGGTTGCGATAGTTATGATATATCAGGAACAGTTGATGGCAAAGGATCAAAAGGTGCTTTGCATGGTTTAACTAAATTTAGTATGGAGGAAGCTCCTACTAATCATTTCTTTTTAGAATATATAGCTAGACCAAGTACAGCTGAAATGTTTTTTGAAGATGTTTTAATGGCATTGCATTTTTATGGCATGCCTATATTAGCAGAGAATAATAAACCACGTTTATTATATTATCTAAGAAGAAGAGGGTATAGGCAATATTCTATGAACAGGCCTGATAAATCTTTTAATAAACTCTCAACTGCTGAAAAAGAAATAGGTGGTATACCTAACTCAAGTGAAGATATAAAGCAAGCACATGCTGCTGCTATTGAGATGTACATACAAGATCACGTTGGTAAAAATCAAGCTGGCGAATATGGTTCAATGTACTTTAATAAAACTTTAAATGAGTGGTCTAGATTTGATATTAATAAAAGAACAAAGTTTGATGCTACTATTAGTTCAGGTCTAGCAATTATGGCATGCAATAGGCATTTGTATTCGCCTAATGTAGATAAGCAAAAAGCAAAAGTTAATTTAAGTTTTGCAAGATATACAAACACAGGAACAAGATCAAGAATAATTAAATAAGTATGGCCGAAAAAGCAATAAAAGGTTATTTTCCAAGTCAAGTCGTTAGCGACCTAGAGAAGTCAAGTAGTGAATATGGCTTAAAGGTAGCTAAAGCTATTGAGTATGAATGGTTTGGTAAAGACACAGGTTTAAATAGATTTAAAACAAATCAAACTAGTTTTCATAAATTAAGGCTATATGCAAGAGGTGAACAGTCTGTGCAGAAATATAAAGATGAGTTGTCTATTAATGGTGATTTATCTTATCTTAATTTAGACTGGAAACCTGTACCTATTATACCTAAGTTTGTAGATATAGTAGTAAACGGTATAGCTGAAAGAACCTATGATATAAAAGCATACTCGCAAGATCCATACGGCGTTAGCCAAAGAACAGAATATATGGCATCTATTGTTCGTGACATGCAAACAAAAGATCTAAACGAATATGTAGAAGACTCATTTGGTATTAACATGTTTGAAAGTGATCCAAACAATTTACCTGAAAATCCAGAAGAATTACAATTACACATGCAGCTTAATTACAAGCAGGCTGTAGAAATAGCAGAAGAACAAGCTATCAATACTTTATTTGAAGGTAACAAGTACGAGCTAACTAAAAAACGCGTGTACTACGATTTAACTGTTTTAGGTATTGGTGCTGTTAAAAATAGTTTTAATACTTCAGAGGGCATAACTATAGACTATGTTGACCCTGCTAATTTAGTATATTCATACACAGAATCACCTTATTTTGATGATATATATTACGCGGGCGAAGTAAAAAATATACCTATAAATGAACTTAAAAAACAATTTCCAGAATTAACAGACTCTGACCTTGAAGATATACAACAGCAAGGTATTTATAACGATGGCTACTCAAACAGGTCATCGTATGAAAGAAGTAGTTTAGATAAAAATATTGTACAAGTTTTATATTTTAACTATAAGACATATGCAAACGAAGTTTATAAAGTAAAAGAAACATCAAGTGGTGCTACTAAGATGTTACAAAGAGATGATTCATTTAATGTGCCTGAAGGTGAAGAAAGATTTAGTAGAGTATCTAATGCTTTAGAAGTTTTATATGAAGGTGTTTTAGTTGTTGGTAGTAAGAAATTATTAAAGTGGGAGCTAGCTAAAAATATGGTTAGGCCAAAGAGTGATTACACAAAAGTAAAAATGAATTATGCTGTAGTCGCGCCGCGTATGTATAAAGGTAAAATAGAATCACTGGTTAGTAGAATAACAGGTTTTGCTGATATGATACAATTAACGCATTTAAAGCTACAGCAAGTAATGTCACGTATGGTGCCAGATGGTGTGTACATGGACGCGGATGGTTTAGCAGAAGTTGATTTAGGTAATGGCACAAACTATAATCCACAAGAAGCTCTAAACATGTTCTTCCAAACTGGTAGCGTTATTGGCAGATCACTAAACTCTGATGGTGATATGAATCCAGGTAGAGTACCAATACAAGAAATAGCTAGTGGCAATGGTGGTGCCAAGTTACAAAGCTTAATCAGTACGTATAATTATTATTTACAAATGATAAGAGATGTAACTGGTTTAAATGAAGCAAGAGATGGTAGCACGCCAGATAAAAACGCTTTAGTAGGTGTACAAAAATTAGCAGCAGCTAATAGCAACACAGCAACAAGACATATATTGCAAGGCGGTTTATTTTTAACTACTGAGTTAGCAGAGTGTATATCATTAAGAATATCAGACATATTAGAATACTCACCAACAAAAGAAGCTTTTATTCAAGCTATTGGCGCGCATAACGTAGGTACTTTAGAAGAAATGAGTACATTGCATTTGTATGACTTTGGTATATTTATTGAATTATCACCTGATGAAGAAGAAAAGCAGTTATTAGAAAATAATATACAAGTAGCACTAGCACAAAAGAATATAGAACTTGAAGATGCTATAGACGTTAGAGAAATTAAAAATTTAAAACTAGCTAATCAGCTACTTAAATTAAGAAGAAAAAAGAAAATTGAAAGAGATCAAATGATCCAACAACAAAATATACAAGCTCAAGCGCAAGCAAACGCACAAGCGCAACAAGTTGCAGCCCAAGCAGAAGTGCAAAAGCAACAAGCGTTAACGCAAAATCAATTACAACTTGAGCAAGCTAAAGCACAGCTTGACGCGCAGAAGTTACAAAGCGAAGCATTGTTGAAAAAAGAATTAATGAATCATGAGTTTCAAATTAATATGAGATTAAAAGAAATGGAAATTGAATCATTAAAAACCAAAGAGTCTAGCAAGGAAGATCGTAAAGATGAACGTACTAGAATACAAGCATCACAACAGTCTGAATTAATAGAACAAAGAAAAAATAATACACCACCTAAAAAGTTTGAAAGTACAAGTAATGATATACTTAGTGGTGATTTTGATTTAGGCATGTTTGAGCCTAGATAATTGTTTAATTTTATAATATTATATTATGGCAGATAAAAATGTAAAGACAAATGAAGAGGTTGTCGAGCAAGTTGAAGAGACTAAAGAGCAACCTACTAAAGATGAAAAGGTTACATTTAAAGTAAAGCCTCGTATTAAGAAAAATACAGACGAGGTGGTAAAGGTAGATTTAAGAAAAAAACCTGAGCAAGAAGAAAATGTGGCTGAAGAAAAAGCTGAAGAAGCTACTGAAGAAAAAGTAGAAGAACAAGCTGAACCTGTTTTAGAAGAAATAAAAGATGAAGCAGAAACTACTGAAGAACAGGAAGAAAAACCTGTTATTGAAGAAGTAACTGAAGAAGAAAATAAAACAGAAACACAAGAAGAAAATGTAGAAACAGTTGAGCAAACTGAGCAAGCGCCAGAACAACCAGCTGTTGAATTACCAGAAAACGTAGATAAACTAGTAAAGTTTATGGAAGAAACTGGTGGCGACATTGAGGATTATGTGAAGCTAAATGCTGATTATAGTAAGTACGATGATCAAGCTATGCTTAGAGAATATTACAGACAAACAAAACCTCATTTAACATCATCTGAAATAGATTTTTTAATTGAAGATGATTTTACATACGATGACGAGGTTGATGATCCAAAAGATGTCAAAAGAAAGAAATTGGCTTTCAAAGAGCAAGTTGCTTCTGCCAGAGGCCATATGGATAAATTAAAATCCAGTTACTATGCGGAAATTAAGAGCGGGGTTAAGTTAACTCCAGAACAACAAAAGGCTGTTGATTTCTTTAATAGATATAACAACGAGAAGCAAGAGAGTGATAAACTCCTTAATGAGCAACAACAAACTTTTCAAAATAAAACTAACGAGTTATTTAAATCTGATTTTAAAGGTTTTGAATATAACGTTGGTGATAAGAGATACAGGTTTAATGTTAAAAATGCCGAAGAGGTAAAAACACAACAGAGTGATATAAACAATTTTGTTAAACGTTTTGTTGATAAAAAAAATATGATGAGTGATGCTGATGGTTATCATAAGTCATTATTTACCGCAATGAATGCTGATGCTGTAGCTAATCATTTTTATGAGCAAGGTAGAGCAGATGGTATTAAACAAAGCATGGCTAACGCTAAAAATGTAGATATGACACCAAGAACAGCAGCGCAAGATGTTGAAGCTGGTGGTATAAAAGTTAGGGCGATAAGTGGTGATAACACCTCAAGACTTCGAGTTAAAGTACGTAAATAAGTTTAACAATTTAAAATAATTAAAAATGGCAGTAATAACTCCAAGTGCTGGTGGGAATTTAAATTCCGTACCTGCACCGGTAAAACAAACGCTATCATCAAATTATATAGACTTTACTGCGTCTGGCACAGCAGGTTGGGCACAGCAATATCTACCAGATTTGATTGAAGCGGAAGCAGAGGTATTCGGAAAAAGAACTATCTCTGGATTTTTAGAAATGGTCGGCGCTGAAGAAGCAATGACATCAGATCAAGTAATATGGTCAGAACAAGGTAGGCTACACATATCGCTTTCAGCGACTGTAACTACTGCATCTTCTGGTTTAATTACTTTTGGTTCAGCTCATGAAATTAGAGTTGGTGATACTATAATTGTACACAAGGCGGCTAAAACAGTAAAATGTTTTGTATCAGCTGTACCTAGTGCAACTACTATTACAGCTCTTCCTTATTCAATAGCTAACTTAGGAACAGGCTCAGCTTTTGCTGATGGTAATTCTGTAACTGTATTAGTTTACGGTTCTGAATTTGCTAAAGGCGTAGCTGGTAGAACTGAAGCTATCGAGCCTTCTTTCAAATCATTTACTAACAAACCAATCATTATTAAAGACATGTATCAGGTTTCAGGATCTGACGCTTCTCAAGTAGGTTGGGTTGAAGTAACTGGCGAAGATGGACAAAATGGTTTCTTATGGTATCTAAAAGCAGAAGGTGACACAAGATCAAGATTTACTGATTACTTAGAAATGTCACTAGTAGAAGCAGAAAAGAAAGCTGGTTCAGCTAATGCTTCTGTGCCTGATGGTACTGAAGGTTTATTTGCAGCTATAGAAGATAGAGGTCACACTACAACTGGTGTTGACGGAAACACTGCAGCTGAAGATTTAGATGACTTTGATGAAATACTCAAAAAGTTTGATACACAAGGAGCAATTGAAGAAAACATGTTATATGTTAACAGAAAAGTATCATTAAGTATTGATGATATGTTAGCAGCTCAGAACTCATATGGTTCTGGCGGTACTTCTTACGGGGTATTTAACAACTCTGAAGATATGGCTCTTAATTTAGGATTTACAGGATTTAGAAGAGGTTCTTATGACTTCTACAAGCAAGACTGGAAATACTTAAATGATCAAGGTACAAGAGGTGCTTTTGGTGATAACGACATAAGAGGTGTTATTATTCCAGCTGGTACTTCATCTGTTTATGATGAAACACTAGGTAGGAATTTAACAAGACCTTTCTTACACGTTAGATACAGAGCTTCTCAAGCTGATGACAGAAGGATGAAAACTTGGATCGTTGGTTCAGTAGGTGGAAACATCACAACTGATATTGACAAGATGGAAGTACATTATCTATCTGAAAGATGCTTAGTTGTACAAGGAGCAAATAACTTTATGTTATTGAACTAATACATTATAAAAGAGTTAGGCGCTTATGCGCCTAGCCCTTTTTATTTTTTAATATTTAATTTTATTATATCATGAAAAAAACAAAAAACAATTGGGAGATAAAAGACAGAGTATACTTTTTGCGTGACGGTCGATCTCCATTAACATGCACAATTAAAGGTAAAGGTATATACTGGTTTGATGATGAATTAGGATACGAGAGAGAACTTAAGTATGCGGTTAATCAAAAAACACCTTTTGTAGATGAATTTAAAGGTGACGCAAGACTAGGTCACATAGTATTTGAAGATGGAATACTTAATGTACCAAAAGAAAAACAAACTTTACAAAAGCTATTATCAATGTATCATCCGGATAATGGTATTATTTATGAAGAGTTTGATGCAGTTCAAGAAGCTACTGATGATTTAGTGGATATTGAAATGGAAATACAAGCTTTAAATGTAGCGCAAGAGTTAGACGTTGATCACGCTGAAGCTATATTAAGAGTTGAACAAGGAAGTGAAGTTAGTAATATGACTTCTAAAGAATTAAAAAGAGATGTTTTGGTTTTTGCTAAAAAAAATCCAAAGCTTTTTATAGATCTTGTAAATGATGATAATGTCGAGGTTAGAAATTTTGGTATTAAAGCTGTTGAGGCTAATATATTAAAATTATCTGATGACCAAAGAACATTTACTTGGGCTAGTAATAAAAGAAAAGTAATGACTGTTCCGTTTGATGAGCATCCTTACTCTGCACTAGCAGCCTTTTTTAAAACAGATGAAGGTTTAGAAATATACAAGAACATAGAAAAAAGATTAAAAAAGTAATCACATTATAGAGTAGTCACTCTATAAGGGTGACTACACTATATAAAAAGAAATTATGGCAGTATTAATAGATACAGTATATCAAAGAGTTTTATCAATTGCTAATAAAGAGCAGAGAGGTTATATCACGCCTCAAGAGTTTAACTTATTAGCTAATCAAGCACAAATGGAAATATTTGAGCAATACTTTTATGATTTAAATCAGTTCGGCAGGCTGCCAGGTAATGAAACAAAGCACGCTGATATGGTAGATATACTAGAAGAAAAAATATCTATATTTGAAAAGTTTAGGCAAGATGTTGGCATGGCGTCAGGTGGTGTAGGTGATTTAACAAATAGTAACGCTAATGATATATATAGATTAGGCACTTTAAGTTTTAACAACTCCGGTGAATACATTGAAATAGAACATGTAAATCAAAATGAAATAAACAATTATATAAACTCACCGTTAACAGCACCAACAACTACAAGGCCTATATATATTAAGACGTCTGAAACAGCAATACAAGTTTATCCGACGACAATAACTAGTGGCGTAACATGTAACTTTATAGCAAGGCCTGTTGATGTAGTTTGGAATTTTACTACAGTGTTAGGTGAAGCTTTACACAACTCTAACGGTACGGTTAATTTTCAACTACATGAATCAGACGAAACTACTTTAGTACAAAAAATATTACAGTTAGCTGGTATAACTATTAAAGATCCTTCATTATATCAATTGACTGATAAAGAAGAAAACGAAACAACTCAACAAGAAAAATTATAATAGATGGCTTTATTTAAAGGAACACAACAGTCTTATTATCAAGGTGCTGATAATAGTTTTAATACATCAGATGATTTCAACACGTATGGTAATTATCAGTTTGTTAATATAAAAGATTTAATAACAAACTTTATTATTACTTATGTTGGTGAAAACAAAATAATAAGCAAAGTTAAAAGGCCTGATGTTGCTTTTCACGCACAAAGAGCTCTACAAGAACTTAGTTATGATACTTTAAAATCTACTAAAACACAAGAAGTTGAAGTTGGATCTAGTCTAACTTTACCGCTACCACATGATTATGTTAATTATGTTAAAGTATCTTTTGTTGATGATAATGGTATAGAAAACATATTAATACATAGTAGGAAAACTAGTAACCCAAGAGCTTTATCACAAGACTCTAGCTTTAATTATCAGTTTGATAGTGATGGTAATTTAACTGAAGCATCAGACTCAAACTCTTGGCTTCGTTATAAAGATAATTCTAATGTTGATAGCGGCGACACAAACAATGAAGATGAACCAGGTGCTTTATTAAATGAAGGTGGTAGATATGGTTTAGAGCCTGAGTTTGCTCAAAGTAATGGTGTTTTTTATATTGATGATAGCCGTGGTAGAATACATTTTAGTTCTAATATGTTAGAAAAAACAATATTAATAAAATATATAAGTGATAGTTTAGCTACTGAAGGTGAAATGCAAGTACATAAATTTGCAGAAGAAGCAGTATATAAATTTATAGCACACGCTATTTTAGCTAGTCGTGCTAATACACCTGAATATTTAGTTGCGAGATTTAAAAAAGAAAAGTTTGCAGAAATAAGAAAAGCAAAAATAAGATTATCAAATATTAAATCTGAAGAACTTGTTCAGGTAATGAGAGGTAAGTCGAAACGAATTAAACACTAATTAACACATGGCGGAGTTGAAACGTAATTTCACATCAAGTCGTATGAATAAAGACCTTGATGAAAGGTTAGTGCCTAATGGCGAATATAGAGATGCGTTAAACATTAGCATCTCAACTTCAGAATCGTCTGATACGGGCTCTGTTGAAAGTATAAAAGGCAATTCAAGAATATCAACGCTGGGTATTACTGGTCAAAAATGTATAGGTACAGCACGTGACGAAGAAACAAATAAAATTTATTGGTTTATAGCAGGTACAAGTGTAGATGCTATAGCAGAGTACAACGAAGATACGGGTAATGTAGAGCCAGTGTTAGTTTCAGTAAAAGCAACAGCAGATGTTTTAAAATTTTCATCAAGTAGTTTTATAACAGGAGCAAACGTACTTGATGGCGTTTTGTATTTTACAGATAATATAAACGAACCTAAACAAGTTGACATCACTAGATCAAAAAACGGATCAACAAACTTCTCAACACACACAAAATTAATTATACAAAGTAGAGACGGTAATTCAGATAAAGGTAATATAGCTGAAGAGCATATCACAATAATTAAAAAATCCCCATTAAACGCACCAGCTATAACAATGTCAAACACATTACGTGATGGCACTGTTAACGCTCAGTTTGAACAATCACCTAGCGGCACTATTGATGATGAGTTTTTTGGCACAACAGCAGCTGGCTCAAAAGCACCTGGTACTGTGTTAGGTAATATAGTTTTTTCACCAAAACCAAGCTTTGAAGTTGGTGATAATTTAAAGTTTACTCACACGTCTACTGATGACGGAGAAGTTATTACGTATGAAGTTAGGGTTGTTGTAATAGAAATAGTAAGTGAGGCGGCTGTATCTAAAACACTTAAAACAAAAATACTTAGTATTACTGATGATATAATAGTACCATCATCAACTATAGTTTGGTCTGTAGAGCTTGAACAAAAAGATCCTTTTTTTGAACTTGTATTCCCAAGATTTGCATACAGGTGGAAATATTCTAATGGTCAATACTCTGCGTTTTCACCATTTAGTGAAATAGCATTTTTACCAGACGAAATAAACGGCTATAAGTTTGATGCTAAAAACGGCTTTAATCAAGCTATGGTTAT